GAACCCCTCAACGGACGGCGAACCGTTTTAAGAGTGTTTGCGATTTAAGCGCATGAAAATACCTAAAGAAAAACGAAGGGGTGGCCAGCGGGACGACAGCACGCTGACAGTAGGATTGAATAAGAAAGAACTTGTAGAGTTGCTGGAGCGTACCCGGCGCAGGTGCGAAGAGTACGAACGGAAGCAAGAGGAGCTAATACTTAAACGCTCCGGAATTTTAATTGTTAAATCAAATATTAGAAAAATAACTACATATGACGACCTACGAACTTTATATCAATGATATTTTGTGCGACCTGTCGAGTGACGAAGTCGTAACCCTGCTCTATCAAAGCCCAATATTTTCGAGCCTCGACAGCATCCAGTCGAACCGTTCCTACAATGTTGCGCTGCCGCCTACGCCTACGAATATGCAGGCTATCGGTCAGGCAGCCCGTCCGGATGTGGATGCCGACGCTCCGTATGTGCGCCTCCCGGCGGCATTGTACCAGGACGGGGTGCCACTGTTCACGCAGGGGTTCGCCGTGGTAACGGATATTGCGGATACGATCAATGTAACGCTTACGTGGGGCAACGTGGATAACTTTCAGCCTCTGTTTGATAACGGCCTGCGGGATTTGGGGCCGCAACTGGAAGAACTCGAAGCGGAGCGCATCGACTGGAACGAAAACACGACCATTTTAGAAGGAAATACGACCAATGAATACCCCGGCGTAGCGTTTTGGGGCGTGAATTTCGGAATGGGGTTGTCGAACCCCAAGTATTTGCACCCGTCCGTGCAGGTGAAAACAATTCTTTCGGCTATCGAAAAGTATAACGGGATCACTATCGACGGCAAGGAGCGGCTGGCGTACAGCAAAAACCTCGGACCTATTATTCCGCTTGTATCAAAAAATGGGGATGAAATATCGAATGAGGCAGAAGCATTGCGATTTACGGCTAATAGCACAAATTTTAAGAATCAAATATACGGTGTATTAGGCCGGGGTAATATAATCAAAGACCCGCATGAGATAGCATATGGATCTTGTACTACAAAATTTAATAAAACGGATTTATCAGTACATATTACGATTAAACCGAGTAATGGAACAGGAGCATATGGATATTTTACACATAGGCCGCCAGAATGGGGAGATCCCAAGGAGATGCATATAATGCTTACTGAATTGGATGGTAATTCCGAAATAGTAAAATCCACAATATTAGGTACATCATACAATGTAGAACTGGTTGGCTCTACTGGTGATGGAGTTAATGTATATAGATTCAATTTTGTGCCGCTTGATATAACTTATCCGTTAATAGAAAACACCGAAATTTTACTTCATTATGAAGATCCAGCAGGTGAAATATATATATCAAACCCATATTCAACTCCATTAACAGTAAATATTTGGGCAAATTGGACCGATTGTGCGTTCCCTACAAGATTCCCCGTCGCCCCCAATCTCCCCGACATTTCCCAGGGCGATTTTATCCTCGCCCTGATGTCCATGAACGGTCTGTTCGCCTATGCGGACAAGGACAGCCCTAACACGATCAAGCTGATAAGCATCGATGACATAATCGCCAATGTTCAGAAAAACGACATCATCGACTGGAGCGACCGGGTTATCCTGAACGATTTTCACCGGGTGGATATGCCCGACGCATCGATTTTCACCATCGATGACCTCGCCCAAAGCAACATCCTCGACTACGACAACGACGACGATGTAAAGACCGACACATACGGAACCATCACGATCCGAAACGAGAACATCGAGAAAGAAACGGAACTTGTGTCGCTGCCTTTCTCGGCGTCGGAGAACGCAACTACAAACGAGGTGAATTGTGCATTGGTGCCGATCTATGAGGATAACGGAAAAGGCGGCGCCAATTATTCGGAGTGCTCGCCACGGATATTATCGGGGCGGGGAGCGTTTATGTCGGGCATTGCCCGATGTATTGGCGTATTCGATCCGTGGATGAAGTTCGGCGGCGAGGAAGGCATTGTAAAGACCCGATACGCTTCCTACCAGAAAGTCGTGGACCGTCTGCGGATCATCACCATTCGGGCAAAACTCACGGCTCTCGATCTCTACAACCTCGACTACACGAAGCCGGTGTATATAGCCCAATTCGGGCAGATATTCGCCATATATTCGGTAGAAACAGGCGAAAACGACATCTGCGACTGCCAACTGCTGAAACTGAAAGTGGACGGAGTGGTGGCAGCAACGTATTATCTGCGCTTGGACGGCAAGAATGAAGACAGCCAATGGGTTGCAGAAGCGGACGGCATTAACGGCACAGAGTATGCCATAACATCGAACGGAACGCCCTATATCGTCGATTACGATTCCCGCCTTTATGTCGATCTGTACGAGGAGGACGGCGATCTGTATCTGTCTATCTCCGCTCCCGAAAACACGGGAACCGAGGAAATTAATTACAACCCTGTCATTCTGGGAATTCAGGAGAACGACGCCGTGCGCCGGCAGGTGGCGGTCTCCCAGAAAGCAAAGTCGGCCTAATTTATTAACCATTAATCTATATGAAGAATGAAATAAAGCGTACGGGAACAGCCCGCAAAGTGGGCCGCCCTCGTGCATATACCCCCGAAGCCCTTGAAGCCAAGTTTGAGGAATACGTCGAATGGGTGAAAGCGAATCCGGTTTACATCAACAAGGTTTCAGCAGGGGAAATAATTCCCGTTCCAACACAGCGTCCCCTGACATTGGTGGGATTCTGCCAATTTGCGAAGATCAGCAGGCAAAATTTCTATGAATATGAGTCAAGGGAGGAATTTTCTGACATCCTTACGTGCGTGCGCGAGGCTATCGAGGCGGACCAGCTGGAGGGCGCATTATGTGGACAGTACGATTCGGGAATCGTTGCCCGGGTTCTGCATCTTGCCGACCGTCAGGATGTGACCACCAACGGCAAGGAGATAACGACCGCAACGCAGCCTATTTCCGTGGTCCTCGACCCCGAAGCGGCCAAGATCATCCAGTCCATCGGCAGGCGGACAGTAAAGGAATGACGGGGCACGCTGCGTGTGATGATGCACGCCACCGAATAACGACGAAATGACGAGAGCCGGGAATTACTCCGGCTCTCTTTGTCTTTTATCGAGCGTATTTGCGTTCTGGAATGCCTAAATTTCGACGATCTCCTAACGGGTGAAGCATATACCCTCCAAAGAGCAAGCGTCGCCAAATCGGCTATTTCTTTGTTGTCGGCTTGAACCCTATCGGCTGGGAGGGCTTGCGGGCTTGTGGCACTTTGATCGACAATGCTGCGATAGCCTGATAGATATTGTCGAGTTCCTGGCGCATATCCTCCGACAGATCGCTGACCGCTTCGGCATTGTCTGCATCAGCCCGCTCTAGTAGTGCCAGTTTTGCCCGAATTTCGGCCAATTCTGCCGTGATTTGGGTTGTGGTGGTAATGTAGTTGCGCATTGCTACAAAAGCCCGCATAATGGCCCTATTTACCCGTATAGCCGTCTCGCTACGCAGGACGCTCGAAAGCATTGCGACACCCATTTCCGTAAAAGCAAATGGCATATAGCGACGACCACCCCAATTTGAGGACGCATTTTGTGATGTTAGACTTGAGGTCGCAATTTGCGTCCTCAAAATTTCATATTCTTTTTCCGAGAGTACAAACATAAAATCGTCGCCCTCGAAACGCTCGATATTGCGCCTTACGGCCTCTTTCAGCCGCTTTGTCTCCACTTGGTAGAGTTCGGCCAGGTCGAAGTCCAGCATTACCCGCTGGCCTCGTATTTCGTAAATCTTGCTTTGGATGGGTTGCAGTTCCATAAGTCGGTATTGTTAAGATTTATCCCTCGTATCCTTCGTAATAGTACGACTGTTCGATTCCCTTGAAAATAACTTCCCGATCATCCGTGCGGTCGGTTAATGCCTGGCCGAGCAGGGCCCGTAATTCCAGATCATTGATCGGGCTGCGTTCCATAGCCTGCAAATACAAATCCTTATCCACCTTCCGCCAATCCACAACCTGCTGGAGGCGCTTTTTCAGCATCATGTCGAGCCAGATGCGAGTGGCCCGACCGTTGCCCTCCATGAACGGGTGTGCGATGTTCATTTCGACATATTTTGCGATGATCTCCTCGAAGGTCGTTTCCGGCATCTGCTCGATCACCGGGAGGATCGCACCCAGATAAAGGCAATTTGCAAAGCGAAAGCCACCCTTTGCGATGTTCAGCGTCCGAATCTTTCCGGCAAAGTCATACAACCCACCGAACAGATAGCGGTGAATCTCACAAAGCCCGGCCACGGTTCCGACCTCTATACGGTCGATGTCCCCCGATTCGAAAAGGGCGTGCGCTTGTTTGAGGCTTTGGGCGTCTATTTGATAGGTTTTAGAATTCATATAGGACGGTTTTTTATTTCGTTTTCCAGTTCTTTCAGTTGTTCCATATCCTCACGGTCTGCCTCAATAGCTTCTTTGCGTTTGCGGCGTGCATTGAATTCTTCGTAAACCTGATAAGCGAATTCGTCTTTGTGCTCTTTACGGACCATTCCAGCGTTAGATAACAAGCGTTGGTCGTTGGAAAGCAGAATTTTATCGACGTTTTCACGCCAAAAATTCATTGTGAGGTCTTTTCGGTTCTTGGCTCTGAATTCAGCCGTTTCTAAAAAGATAACGACCAGTCGATTCAAAGAATCCAATTCGTCGTGCGTCAAATAGTTTTTGGCGATAATCACATCTTGTTTGCGCACTACCGCCCCTTTCCAAGAAGTCAGCCCCATATTCGGAGCATCTGCATCGGCTCGCGTCGTTACAATCTCCGCGGAAGTCTGCCCTGTTACGGCATACAAAAGTTTGTTTTGTGTCTCTGCATAGAACATTTGTGTCGCTTTGTCTGTTTTATCATAATCACTACTTAAGGCAAACAGATCGCGCACCTTTTGATAAAATCGCTTTTCCGAGGCTCGAATATCGCGAATACGGGCGAGAAGTTCGTCGAAATGATCCGGGCGGCCATCGGGATTTTTCAATCGCTCATCGTCAATTACAAACCCTTTACGCAGGTATTCGGCAAGATTGCGGTTTGCCCATTGGCGGAACTGCACGCCGCGGATAGATCGAACGCGAAACCCTACCGCTAAAATCATTTCCAATGAATAGAATTTTACTTGATACGGTTTGCCATTCGTTGCAACTGTTAAGAAATACTTAATAGTTGAATTGCTGTCTAATTCGCTCTCTTTTAGTATGTTGTTTATGTGTTGGCTAATGTTGGGGACCGAGGTGGCAAAAAGTTCGGCCAACTGCATTTGATTGAGCCAGACCGATCCGTCACGAGCCAGTAATGAAACACTACTTTTCCCGTCGGCTGAATTGTATAGTATCAATTCTTGTTCCATGATGCAGATGTTTGAGGTTATTCCCCCTTCTCCACTTTGATAAGTTTGCCGCAATGCGGGCAGGTGATTGTGTTTGTCGGATTCGCAAGCAATTCCGATGGAGTACAACCAATGGCAGCCGCAATCTTTTCAAGTTTTTCAACGGTGGGATTCCCGTTGATTGATTGACTTAAAGCGGACGGGAGTATGCCCATACGTTTTGCCACTTGTTCGACGCTAAAACCGTGAGCCTTTATAGCCTCTTTAATTCTCAAATTAGCCATATCTAAATAGAGTTTTGCGAGTTGTTTATAATGCAAATATATATAAAATTAGGTTTATGCGAAATAATTTGCGATAAAATTAGGTTTGACGGATATTTTTTTGATGAAATATTTGGTTATTATGTTAGAAATATCTAATTTTGCATTGTGATAAATAAGATAAACCTAATTAATATAACCATGAAGGCAACCTACAACAAATCGAAGATCATGCGCAACGCCTGGTATCTGAAACGTGCCAACGCTTCGATGACCTTTTCGGCCTGCCTGCGCAAGGCTTGGCGTAACGAGAAGCTGGCGGTCATGACGGCGATAATAGA